TAGCCTGTGGCGGAGGCTGCGCCCTGATAGCCTGTGGCGGAGGCTGCGCCCAGATAGCCTGTGGCGGAGGCTGCGCCCAGATCGCCTGTGGCGGAGGCTGCGCCCTGATAGCCTGTGGCGGAGGCTGCGCCCAGATTGCCTGTGGCGGAGGCTGCGCCCCGATTGCCTGTGGCGGAGGCTGCGCCCTGATAGCCTGTGGCGGAGGCTGCGCCCTGATCGCCTGTGGCATGATTCTCTTTTTCGGCGTTTGCGCGCTTGATCGCATCGTCAAATCCGATTTGGTTCTTGATATATTCGATCTGCGCTTTCACGAGGCCGGGAACGCCAATCTCAGCTTTCAACGTCATTTTTTTCGCGACGATTTTGCTGTCATCCGGTTCACGCTCGTCAGTTACTTCTTCGGCATCTGCTTCAAAATATCGGCTTTCGTTCGGTGCATAGTGGTTCAGCACATCAATCGGTTGTTCGCACGCGTGCAGGCCAGCCTCGCAAAGATGCGGCTCTCCATCAAAAACGGCGGTTTCGCCGAGTTTGTATTGAAACCCGCGGCACTTCATATCCTTATTCGTGCCTTTATAAACTTTCATGTTGATCCTCCTGTTTCATCTTTCCCACCAGCCACAGCGGCGGGAATAAATAGCGATCTTCGTCCTCCGGCTCGTCCGGCTCATACTCCGGCTCCGGAATGCTCAAGTACAGATTTTCGCCATCATACGCCATTCCGGCTCACCTCCTGGCGGATCAGCGCTTCACAGAAGCTCTGAACCGTGGAATAGCCCAGCTTTTTCAGAAGCCTGTCCAGCTTCTTAGCCTGATCGTCCGTCAGGCGGAAGTAATACCGGTTCGTCTTCTTCCGGCGATCTGCGCGGTTCTTGGGCGCGTCCAGCTCCTTGATTGCCGCAGCTGCCTCCGGAACAAGCTGCACGCCGTATTTCTCCGGCGCTTCGCACTGAGAAAGCAGGCATTTGTTGAACTTCGGGTAGTCAGCCCTTACCGCGTCTACACAGGCTTTCGCACCATGTCGGACGCGGGAATCCGTTAAACTTGACATAGGTTCCTTTCTGCCCTATAATAAGGGCAACGTAATTTTCCTTTCGGCCTCTGTCGCGTTGCCGCGCGGCAGGGGTCATTTCTTTTTGCCCGTGCGCTCACGGATGAGCTTGCAGGTCGCGTCCCATTGCTCAAACAGGATCTCGAAGTTGAATCCGCAGCCCGAGATATCGTCCGGTCGGCAGTAGTCCTGCCATAGTCCGCGCTCTCTGCAAATCTCGCAGGGAGTCTTCAACAGCTCTGCTTCCGTCATGCCAGCCCGTACAGCAGCGCTGCCAGTGCGACCAGACCGGTCAGAACGCATTCATACGTCATTTCCGCCATCCCGGCCACCGCCGACAGGATCATCGCCGCGCCGCTCGTCCAAAGGCACATACCCTTGACGATCCGCAGCGTCGCCTTGCGGGCCTCCAATTCCTCCCGCAGCCGTTCCCGGCGCTCCTCGGTCGTTTCCTCCGGCTCGATCCCGAGCCGCTCTGCAAGATTTGTTCTCATGTTGCTTTCTCCTTCACTTCCTGCATCCGCCTGACGAGCCGCGACAGACGGGCGTTTTGTGTCACGAGCTTCTGCGCGTCCAGATCCAGTCCTTTGCGTTTGAGCCCGCCGATGATCTGCGCCGCCTGGCACTCGCAGACCATCGCCGCCTCGATCAGATCATGCAGCTCCTGCGCATCCAGCGTCAGGGTGTAGGTCTTCACTTCCGCCATGCTGCATCCTCCTTCTGTTCCTGTTCCCGGCAGTTCTAACTTTCATTTGTTCCTCCTCATGCTCCGAGAAACCGCAAAAACGGCTCTCTCGGGATCTTTACTCTGTGCTTGCTTGTGCAGCAAACCGGGAAGCCCAGCTTTTCAGGCTGTTCCCTCGCCATCAAGCGAAGCCATTGCGGGGTACAGCCGAGCACCTGCGCCGCCTCGCTTGCTAGGATCGTTGGCTTTGACATTGCCCGGATATCGTCCAGCGTCATTTTTCCTCCTTTCTGCGTTCGATCACGGCCTTAACCGCGTCTTCCAAGCGCTTCCTTGCGCCCGGCGGATTTCTTTTCCCGTTCAAGATCATGGACAGATAGCCTTTTGTAAGTCCAAGCTCTGCGGCAAGATCGTCGTATGAAACACGCGCATTGTGCATTTTCCCGATCAGTACGCCTGTCCATTTTTCAGGCATATACACACCTCCATTCTGTTAAAATTGTTGACTGCAACGCCCCAGACGTGCTATACTGTCCTTAGCCCTTTTAGGTAAATTCGGGAGGTGGTTTTCATGACCAAACTTTTGAACTTGCCAGTTCCAGACCAAAGAAACGGCGTGATGCGTTAGGGCAAGGGGCAGCGCCAGAACTGCCAAAGTGAGCGGCGCGTCATAGAAGCGTAAGTTCGTTTTGTGTCAGGATGGCATTGCCGAGCCGGTGGAAAGAACTCTACCAATTCGGACGGATGCAAAGTAATGCAGACGACCATCCTGTGCAGCGCGTTCTGGTAAACAACTCTGGGGAAACCCGCTCGTGAACGAACCACGGGCGGCTTTTCTTTTCGCCGCAGTCAACTTTTGAAATTTATTGTTGAAATTGTTTACTGTTTGTGCTACTATGAATTTGCGAGAAACACATTAGCATTGGCGCAAGCGTTGATTTGCTTGGGTCTTGTCTGTTGCAAACTTTTTCAACCACAAGGCAATAATACATCAAACATTCTCAACTGTCAACCGCTATTTGCAAACTAATTCAACTTTCGTCGTATTTAACAATTCCAGAGGTGTATTATTGTGTTTTATGACAACTTTGTTGTGCTTTGCGCTTCTGTAAACAAAACCCCTGCATACGTTGGCCGAGAACTCGGAATTGACAAATCAACAATAAGCTGTTGGAAAGCGCGGAAGACAAAACCCTCTGACGTAAATGCGCAAAAAATCGCCGACTACTTCGGCGTAACAGTAGAAGAACTGATGGGCAAAGGCATAAAAAAAGAGCGCCCCGCCGATGGCGAAGCGCTTATTCGTGACTTGCCGGAGGATATCCAGCAGATTATTCGGATTTGCATGAATCGTCCCGAACTTGCATCCGCTCTATTAAATCTTGCGAAGCAGATAGAAAAAGATTGAGTTTTTCGGGCGTGAATCTTGATATAGTTTCCACCAATTCCTTGATTGTCGCGGCTTCTCTTTCGTTCATTTCAGCTCCTATCTCCATTCTTCCAAATTCCGACGTTTATTTTTGTGCAGCTTCTATGTTGCGGTGGCTGGTTCTAAGTGGTAATATGTAATTGTTTACAAACCATATAAGGAGTGCCGCATTGATGACTAAAAATGAATATATTGTGCAGTGCCCAAGATGCGGGGCAGAGTTCCCGGAACGGGAGAAGTTCTGCCCGCACTGTGACACGCCCAACCGAAAGATGATCTGCCGCTCCTGCGGAACGCAAATCAATGCAAGCGCCCGCGTCTGTCCGGAATGCGGCGCAAGAAACAAAAAGATGATTTCGGTTCAAAAAATCGCGATTCTTTCTGTTCCGTTCGCTGCCGTTGTGCTGGCAGTTGTCCTTATCGCATCAAAGCCCGCGAAGAAGCCAGCCGAGCCGATCAAGAGGCAGGAGCCGGATACAATCTCCGCATCGGAGTCGGCAAAGACGGAAGACGACGCACAGACCGGGGAAACGGCAACCACACCGATAACGGCTGAAAAAACATGGGGCAATAAGATCAATCTCACGATCCCAGCCGACTTTATCGGCGAAGATGCGACGCAGCAGGCATTGGACGAAAAGGTAAAGGAAACAGACGGGCTTCTGTCTATAGAGCTGAATCCTGACGGCTCCGCGACCTACGTTATGACAGCGGAGCGACACAAAGAGCTTATGCAGGAGCTGGCGCAGAACATTGACGCCCAGCTTGCGGACATGGCCGGTTCCTCTGACTACCCAAACGTCATTTCCGCCGAAGCGTCCAGCGATTACACGTCCTTTACTGTAACGCTTTCTACTGATGTGGTTGGGCTTCAGGACTCACTCCTTACACTGGCATTTTATATGTACGGCGGTATGTACAACGCATTCAACGGAACTCCGATCGACAACGTGCGTGTGCAGTTTGTAGATCAGACCGGCAATGTGCTGGAGGAAGCGAACTCGAGGGACGCACAATAAATTCAGTGCAGGATTCTCGGTTCCCGCCGCTCGTCCTGCTCCCGGCCTACGTCCGCGACGCAGGCAAACAGGAGCGGAATACCCTTGATGTAGTCCACGCTGACGCTGTGCACGTCTGTCAGCTTCGCACCGTCGACCGTCACGTCGACCCTCCCATTGTTTACCCGGATGTTGATGCACTCCATATTTTTTCCTCCTGTCATTTATTATAGAACGATTGTTCTAAAAATCAACATGGTATTATAAACAAACAGACCGCGTTATTTTTGGGAATCAGGAATCCGATGGTGTACAGTTTATGGGACTGATGATTTGATATAATATTTGGTTTGACCGGCCCCATCGTATCTGGAACATACGGTGGGGCCATTTCAGCAGATGCCGGATTCAAAAACTATCTGCTACGTTTTCATTGTACCAGATAATGTTTGTAAGAAAAGGGCGAATCCTGCGTTCTTGTCACATGTTTTGCATTTTTATATGGAAAATGTAAGAAATAAAACTGAAACTTACGAATGGAGGCGTAATCATGTCCGCAATACAGGATCTCGCTCCGTTTATCGGCGCGTATCAGGGGAAGATCAGAAGGGCAAAAGATGCAAGCGGGATGACGTTGGAGGAGCTGTCGAACGAGTCCGGCGTTTCCTTCTCTGCCGTGAGCCGATTATACGCTGGAACACAAGCGGATCCACGGCTTTACAACTCGGCTGCGCTATGCAAAACGCTCGGGTTGTCGCTCGACGAGCTGTTCGGCCTTGAAAATCGCGTCGGAAGCCCGGAAAAGCTGACCAAGCAGATCCATCACGTCGAGCTTGAAAACGCCAAGCTGGAGGCAGCAACAGCCCTACAGAGCGCGCAGATAAGGTCTACACATACAATGTGTTACGTTCTCGCCCTATTTTGCTTGCTGCTCTCCTTTACCCTGATTGCCTGCCTTGTAACGGATGCGCAGATTCGGAACGCAGGCCTCATTCGCGATGGAGATTTGTCCGTAACCGCATGGGCGTGTATCGCCCTGATCGTAGGTTCAGTTCTGGCTTCGGCAATTACTTTCTACGCGATTCGAAAAGAACGTGGAGGGAAACATGGAGTGCATCAAGTGTAAAAAAGAAATCCCAGACGGCGCGCCCTACTGTTGCTGGTGCGGAAAAAAACAGGAAGCGCGGCAAAACCGGACACGCGGGAACGGGCAGGGAAGCGCTTACCAGCGAGGGAAGACGTGGACGGCGCGTTGGACAGAAAGAACTTACCTAGACGAGAACGACAAGCTTCGGCAAAAGATGCGAACAAAAGGCGGGTTTACATCAAAGCGCGCCGCCCTCCAATATGCAGCAAACCCTCCGAAGGAAGAGCAGCGAATCCCCACTCTCAGAGAATACTACAAAACATATCTGCGTGGGGATTATCTGTCCTTATCGGCTGATCGTCAGGGAGCGGCGGAAAAGGCTTTCGAGCGCATGAGAGAAATCGCCGACCGTGAGATAGACGCGCTTACCATCGCGCAGATACAGGATGTTATCGACCGCAACGCCAGCACCTATTACACACGGAAAGATATGAAAACCGTCCTTTCCCACTGTTATAACCTCGCAATCGCAGAAAAGCAGACAACCGTGAATCTTGCAAAGTACATAAAGCTTCCGGAATTGGAAGAGAAATCGCCGGAACCGTTTACCGACGCCGACGTAAAAAAGCTATGGGAAGCGTATGCAAAAGACCACTTCGTTGGGTTTATTTTAACGATGATTTATACCGGCATGATGCCCGGTGAGCTTCTGAAGCTCAAGAAAGATATGATTGACTTTGAAAAGAATGAGATCGTCCGAGGCGGCATAAAGACAAAGAAGCGGAAGGAAACGCCTATGGTCTTCCCGGATTTCGTTGCGCCGGTGCTGCATGAACTATGCGAAGAAAGCAAATCGCGCGTCGGAAATATCTGCTGCATAAACAAAGATAATTTTTACAAGAGATATTATGAGTGTTTGGAGCTCGCCGGAGTGCAAAAGCTACCACCTTACTCATGCCGCCATACAACCGCTACAGCCCTCGCGATGAAAAACATCGACCCGTTTACGATCAAGGAAATCATGCGCCACACGAAGATAACGACTACCCAACGGTACGTACACCCGGACATGAAAGGCATGGTCGATGCCGTAAATCAGTTGCAAAACGACTCGCCAGAGTGAATTCTGTATGCTACAAAATATGTTACAAATGCCAATTTCCCCAGTGTTTTCAATGGTTTTTTCTCCCCTGCTAAGGGAGTAGGCGTCTAAAAAGCGCGCGAGAGTTCAAATCTCTCCTTCCGCGCCAAAGTACCGATTTTAGCTGTTTTAAAGCTAAAATCGGTACTTTTTATGCTTTTCGCCCCATTTTCTGCGTATTTTCAAAAAGCGAAAAATCACGTTATGACACGCTCTGTAACATAAAATCATTTCCCGTATGCTACATTGTATGCTACAAATTCAGTGCAATGCGAGGGGACTCCCCTATTTTTTGCTACATGGACTTTATTTTCCGAAGCATGGAATCATAGACTTTTCGGTTCACAAGCGATAATGTGTCCATAAGTTCATCAACGACCGCCCAAGCCTTTGCCGGGTCTTTCCCAGCTACCGCAAGTAAAAACTCACTGTCCCCGTACTCGCCCACGGTAGCCGGTTCTGCGGTCACAGGGGCGGGAGCGCCGGAGTAGGAACCCACATACCTACCGCCGTCGCCCCGTTCCTCTTCCTGCATCTTATCGCGTATCACATAAAGATCTGCCAGTTTGGCATAATTGGGATAGCTGGATTCCTCATATTCCAGGCGAGCAATCTCTTTCCGGATTTCGGCTGCATCCAACATATTGCGCTCTCCTTATGCCCGCTCGATTTGCTCCATGCAGCGGCGGATCGCGTCACGGGTTTTATCGTCGTCCGCGTCGCGCATCATATCGTCCAGCTGCGCGCGCATATGCTCGCGGGCATCGGCGCGGGTATAGCGTCCCATTGCGTCACGGCGGCGGCCACGGTAAGAGCTGCCCCGGCCGTAAGTACCGCGCATATCCGCCTCCCACTCGCCATCGCGGGAATAGCCGCCGTCTTCAGCCATCTCGATCTTGTATGTATTCTTGATGGAGCTGGTAAGTTTCTGGATCGCGTCTAGATCGCCCGCAGACATTTCGTGCTTGTCGGCGATTTCATCAAGCTCTTTGCAGAGCATTTCACGCAGGTTTCTCAAATCGTACATATTGCATCCTCCTCTCACGATACGCGCTCGACGATCATATTGCTATTTGCGAAACTGATCGCCTGCGCGCTGGTGTTCTTCGCCGCTACAGTCAGGCAGCAGCCGCGCGGGACTTCCACGAATGTGGAAACGAAGATGTTGAAATAGTTCTCAACAGCCGCAGGGGTTACGGCCGCTGTGGCGCTGCTCAGAGGTTCGCCGTTGATTGCGAGCGCAGCGGTAATGGCGTCTACTGTTCCGCCTGTAGGGATAGCGATATTCGCGCCAAAGGATACGCGGAACTTCGCCTTGCATTGCTGCGTAAGCCCGCGCAGCGTAACGAGCCCGCTTCCTTCTCGATGTACGATGCACGGCTTTCCGCAAGCTGCCGTGGAGATCAGAGGGACGTTCTGCCCAGCGGCGACAGTTTGAATCCCGGATGATGTAAATTCAGCCATAAAATCATTCCTTTCAAAAAAAAAAATACAGCGGCGGGACGATTGCCCCGCCGCGTTGCTATCGAGTATCGGCAATGGGGGCCGATCATTTTCGTGAGGCCACGAAAAAGCTCTACGGTATGGAGTTGTTACGCCGCGCAGCCGCCGCAGCCGTAGTTGTATCCGCCGTTATAGCCGTTGCATCCTGCGTACTGGTACGGGGCCGGGACCGCGAAGGACGGAACCGGACGCGGGTTATAATATGCAAGCTGCCCGCTCACGTAGTTACGCAGATCGAGCGTCTGTGCGTTCTGGCTTGCCGCGAGGTTCGAAACGAAGAGCTGCTGCGCCTGCTCGGCGATCTTGGCATCCTTTGCAGCCAGCTCCTGCGCCGTCAGACGCTGGTCGATGCTGCGGAAGCCGCAGTTCATCGCGTCGATGATGTCGCGCGTGGTGTTCTGCACGGTGTTGCGGGTGTCGCACGCCTGCGTCGCCATGTCGTAGCGAACCTGAGCAATTGCCGCACGGTTTTCGCAGCAGCAATTCTGCGACTGCATCTGCATCTGGAACAACTGCTGCATAAGCGCGGCCTGCTGGTTGCAGCGGGAAAGCTCAGCCTGCGAGAAGCCGCTGGTCACGGCCTGCGTTACATTCGCGAAGCCGTTGAGCATGCCAGTGTTCATGGCGTAGAAGCCATCACAGACACCGTTGTTTACGCTGTCAAGCTTGCGCTCGATGTTGGAGAAGTCAGAGGCCAGCACATAGCCGTCTACAACGCCGCCGGAATTTCTGCCGTTGTTGCCGAATCCGTTTCCATTGCCGCCCCAGCCGCAGAAAATGGCAAGGAACAGGATGATGATCCACCAGCCATTATCACCGCCGAAGCCGCCCCAGCCGCCACCTGTCATGCCGGTAGGCGCGACGGGCATTGTCATGGTCGGGGAGCCGTCATTCAAACTCATATTTTTCATTCCTTTCGTAGATTCAAAAGATTTATCTCAATCGTGGCCACGATTTTGATCGTTCAACTGTTCGGAATTCCCGAACTATTGCAGCAGTTGCCGGAATTGCCCCGCCACCTGCTGCAGCTGGTTCAACTGCTGCTGCGTGATTTTCCCGCTTTGTACCAGCTTCTCAACCTCTGCTTTTGGATCACCCTGAAAGCTGTTCTGGAATTGCCGGAACTGCTGTATCATGTTCTGGAACTGCCCCATCGGGCCGGGCAGCTGTCCGCCGCCGAGGGCGTTAAACAGTGGGTTCATTGTCCGCCTCCTTCATCTTTCGCGGCCTGACGCTTGGGGCGGACAGCTTCGCCACAAGCTCCTCAAACTCCCTGCGGGTCACATATTCTTCGCTCATGTCTTTTCGCGGCGCTGCGGGCGCTGGCGTGGCCTGTGCGCGCTCCACAAGATCATACGTTGTCATGGTCGGCTTTCCGCTTGCGTCGGCCTTTTTGACGTACACGACCGGCGCGTTCATATCCCAAAGCGTTACTGCGTTGTTGGGCGCGACAATAAAGTCGTTTGCGGCCTTCTCGTTCGGGATCCAGATGATCGACTGATTCTGCGGCTGCTGGGGCTGCGGCTGATAAGCCGGCATCTGCGGCGCGGGCTGATACTGCGGACGCATCTGCATCTGCGGCTCCTGCATCTGCGGCATGGGCGGCTGATTGTAAATCGGTTGCTGGTACACGTATGGCTGTTGTCCGAACATCATTTATCCTCCTTTGCCCAGTAAAACAGCGGGATCTCGTTGCCGCTGTCCCACGTATCAAAATAGCTTCCGTCCTCCGCGCAGACCACATGACTTGATAAGGCCAGCACATACACGCCGCGCGGATGATCTGCGCAGAAATCCGCGACGGTATAGCAGTCCGGGCACGTGTTCGGGATCACGTCCCGCGTAAATCCCTGCTGCCGGAGGTAAGCGCTCCACACGCTGTTTGCGCTCGGAAGATCGCCCATGATGAGCCCCTGCAGGCACAGGCCGATATACACCTCGTCCCAGCTCTTCCCGGTCCCCTTTGCAATTGCTCGGACAGTGCAGTCCCCTACTTTCAGCCCGGCGGGGTTTGGATTAAAATAAGAAAAGCCCATACCGAACACTCCTTTGATGTGTTCAGTATGGGCCTTTTTGCGGCTTCTTGTGCCTCAGTTGTGTATCAATTTGGTTCAAAATTTAAGCCCGCGGTTATTCCACGGGCTTAGTTTTTGTTATCGTTCGTTTATGGCCAGAATCTCCGCCGCCATCGCGGCCACATACGGCGGGCATCCACGTCGTCCGCCGCACCAGTCCTGCACGGTGCGCAGCGGGATTCCAAAATACTGCGCAAATCCGGTCTGCGTCAGGCCGTATTTTTTGATCACTTCCGAGATCGTGCAGTGCGCGCCGTCCCAGATCCCGCCGAGCAGCGCAATCCGCTCTGCCGGAACATCTGCGTCTTCGGCATCGCCCCAGACGCTGGACAGTGCCATATCGGAGATATAGGCGTCGCGGTCGGTGTATGCGCCGGTTTCGGCGTAGAGGGCGGAGCGGATAAAGGGTGTGAGTTTCATCGGGATTCCTCCTGTGTATTGTTTTTTGCCGGAATGCGGGGATCTTCGATCCCTTCGGCCAGAAGCACTCTTTCGTGCTCAGTTTCGGCCCAAAGATGGGCAGAGTATGTTGATTCGAACCCGCCGCGGTAATAGCGCCTCCCGCGCACATAGAAAGCCGCAAATATAAAATCTCCAGATTGGCGATGGAGCACGCGAACCCATCGGTAGCCATTTCCGTTATTCGCATTAGGCTCACTCCGAGTAGCAGCGTACACTTGCACTCCATCAACTACATTCTTTTTTACGGCCAAAGCCGCCAGCGCTTTCGCGGCCTCTGAATCATGTTTCATGCACCCGCAGCTTTTTGGATTGCATCTGATGGTACACGCCGGAAAAACCTTTTCCTGCCCGCACAATTCGCAGCAGCACACATACATTCGATCTCCGTGCGGGCCAACCCCGTCCGCTCGAAGGACTTCAAGCGCACCAAATGTTTTTCCGGTTAAATCTGCACGCCTTTCAGTATGCGAGCATCCGCAATCTTTTCGCGGGCGTGTTTTGCTCGTGAGCCGGTATCCTTCAATCGTAAATTCGCGCCCGCAACGGTTACAGCGGCATTTCCAGAGCGTTGCGCCGCCGCACACCCCGGCAAACTCCAGAACGGATATGGAGTTTATCGTTTTCCCGGCCAGATCTACTCGTTTGTTCGCCATATCTCAGAAGCAGTACGCGCTGATGGGCTGACCGTCGATGCGGACGGTGGCGAGTGTATCGTCGCTGAAATCGGGATAGTCAGCGTCTTCAATGCTGTCTGCAAGTTCGTCCAGCGTGTAGCCAAAGTACACGCAGAATGCATCGCCCAGGCAGGCATCCATATCGCGGCAGAGGATCGCGGACTGTTCTTCCGTGTCACCAGCCTCGGTGGCAATGGCAGTGCAAGCAATGAGTTCGTAACGGTTGTTGATGATCTTGGTTTCCATGCTGTACCTCTTTCCGGCTTTCGCCTTGCTTTATCTTATGGCCTTATTATACACGCAATGCGTGTAAATGTCAAGAGGAAAATGAAAATTTTCTTAAAAATAAGCGCCGATTTCTCGGCGCTTATCTCAGTTATACAGTTTGCTGGATGTCCGCTGCATCTCCCGCATGATCTCCGGCAGGCGGCGCTGGACCGTGGCGCGGCCCAGAAACAGCTCTGTTGCAACGTCTACCTGGGGAAGCTTATCCACAAAATAGAGCTGCGCAATCTTCTCATTTTCCCGGCCAAGATTGGCCTGATAGATCACGGCCTCCATATCCTTGCGTGTCAGGCGGCCCAGCTCTGGCGGCAGCTTGGCCCGCGCCTGCGGCGACATACGCTCCGCCTCCTTACTTTTCCTTGTGCTTCAGCACGGCGATATTGCCCTTGTTGCCGACTTCGAGATCCAGCGCAGCGGCCAGATCGCGCACCTTGACGTAGTTCGTGCCGTTCTTCAGGATGCGCTCAACGGTGACTTCCTTTCCGTCGATGATGATCTTGCTCTTTTCTACCATTTCGGTTTCCTCCTCTGCATTTTTTCCATCTTCGAGGGCCATCACGGTATGGCCCTCGCTTACCAGTACGTCGCCGCGCAGGAGATTCGCGTCCGTCGTCAGATACTTGCTGCCGGTCAGCAGCTCGAAGTCGTCCGTTGCGGGCCAATCGTGCAGCATACAGTAGGTGGTGCAGGAATTCCCCTGCTTTTTGTAGAGCGCGGCGACGGCCTCGCAGCCTGCGGCCACGGCGCAGAGCATCATGAGCGCGGAGCAGTCCGTCTCCACGGGCTTTGCGATCCTGCTCACGTCCCATCCGACGGCTCTGGTGGCCTCATACGCCGTGTTCCTGTTGTCCATGTCGTATCCGATGTTCCGGTTTTTAATAGCCGCCTCGCACGTCTGCGCGGCCCGCTCGGCCTTTTTGCGGCTCTTGTAGCGCAGGACGCCGAGCCAGCGGCCATTGTACCAGTTGGAGATATTCAGCTCCCGCCCGGTCTGGTTGCCGGGCTGCTGGTTGCGTCCTCCGGTTTCCCCAAGACTGGCCTGCCCGATCTTGATGCTCATTTCTGCGCATCCTCCTTCGTTGCGCCGTCGATCGCGTCCTGCGCTTTCTGCGACTGCGTGCCGAAATAGAACGTGATAACAGTCAGGAAGATGGTCAGGAAGTCCTTGCCGGTGATATCGCCGCGCAGGGCGAGGACGGCAAAGATGATCGTCAGGCCGAGCGTGACGATGGACTTGACGCTCAACAGATTCCCGAGACGTTTGATGATGTTTTCCATATGTAGACTCCTTTCAGTCCTTTGTTTCGCTTTCGCTTCTCGTCGCAACCGCGTCAGAGATTGCGAGGTTCGCACGAAGCATTGTATCTTCCAACTTTGTCAGGGCGATACTTCTATTCCTTCCCGCCGGGAGCTGCATGATGAGCGCTTCCGCTTCTTCAAGCTTCCCCCGAATGCTTTCCGACAGGTGTTTATCCATCGGTTCAAAATTCACTCGCTTATACATATTGTGTACCCCTTTCGTTATTCTACCGGATCATTCTTTTTTGCAAAAACCCGCTTGAAGGCAAGCAGGCCAAGCTCTGTGATGGTTGCCCAACCTGTAAATCCGAGCACGTCGGACAGGTCTACCGACGCGCCGAGCTCCGGGCTGCGGATGACTGCAATTAGGACGGCGACGGTTTTCAGAGCGCAGGCCCAGACAATTACCGTCGTGATGAGCTGAAGCAAATACAAAACAATGGTTCGCGCCATTTCGCCCTTGCTCCACTTGCCTTTTACCCGCATATTTGCCTCCCAATTTATTGCGCACTGCTATGTCCGCATTGCGCCTCCAGCTGGTGCAGGAATTTTTTCACGTCGCCGTTCCCGCCCATCTTTTTATACTTCTCTCCGGCGATCAGGCGCTCTGCCATCGGCATTTCCTCGCTCATGATCGTAAGGCGGAGGATTGCCAGATACTGCTCGTCCTGATGCTCCTGCATTTTCCCGAGCTTTTTGTCGATCTCGGCAAGGTGCGCCTCCTGCGTTGTGGCCTTGCCGCGCTTTTTCTGAACCGCGCTGACGATGGCATTGACTACCGCCGTCAGCGCGGATGAGCCAAGCGCGGCGCAGGCGAGGGTGACGATGATGGTTTTGGTGTCCATTTTTCTGTACCTTTCTCTTTTATTTGCCGGGCTAATCGTCCGCCATTTTGATGTAGGTGGTGGTATCGCTGGAATAGCTGATTGTCGGCAGCGTCGTGCCGCCGAGGGCTGCGTAGAGGGCCGGGTATGCAGTCTGGTCGAATGTTGAGCCATCGCACGCGTGCCACGGGGCGGAGAGGACGCGGACGGTCGTAAGGATATCGCCGACGTGATAATTCGGCTCCGACAGCTTCCCGAATGCCTCATTTACCATCGGGTTCGCCGGTGCGTCGCCCGCTCGCCAGATCTTTGCAGCGCTCTGTGCCGTCAGCAGGTTCCCGGCCGTGAGCGGCGTTCCAGCTTCCAGCGGCTCGTCCTCCGGACGGATCCATTCGTAGCGCAGCAGACTTCCAGCCGCGCCATATACCCCGTACCGGACAGCGCCGTTCGCAAGATCGTTTGTGCCCTGTCTGTCCTGCATAGTTACTCCTCCAGTGCCTTGATATAGGCTTTGCTGCGACTATCGGGTGTAATGACAGGGATTTTCTTGTTGTCGTACGCAAAATCGTGGACACCATCCTGTACAATCGTGCCCTGAGACTTGTATGGCAGTCTTACGATGGTGCCTTCTGCAACAGGATAGTTACCAATGGCTTTAGGAAGTGAGGCCGAAAAATCCCATCCTTGCTCTATATCTTCTGCTACTTTAACCGTCGAATCGTACACCCCTACAACCTGATCGCTGCAGCTTATCGCATACTGTATGCTATCGCCTTCAGTTATCCTAGACGTCGATACGTCCAGTGTGCTTCCAACCGTTATCTTGCAGCGATAATATTCATACCTGTCGAGTGTGTAGTATAGGTATACATCGTTATTCACCTCAAAAAAGGCTTCATACTTAATAGAATCTGTTGGTTTAAGTGTGTTCAGGTTTTTGTCAAGTCGTGAGGCTGTAACACCTTGGAAGTATGAAAGCCACCCGTATGAGTTGTCGACATTAGAGTCGGAAGGGCGTATAGTTACGACAAAAATGCCATCGCCTGCTGCCGGAACGAGAATCTTCTGCAGAGCACGCCCAGGGAGTTGCGATCCAGCAGTCCACGATGTTTCCGAGCTAGTTGCTGGTCTGGTTTTAGCTGTAAGCTGATCTGTATATCGAAATAAGGCGATGGAGTCGTAGGGAACGTCCTCTATACCTACTATAAAGAAGTAGCGGCCATCCCAATATATGTCTGCACACGTGCCTGTAAAGTCTTTTATCTGATCTGAATCATACCAGATGAAGACCCCTGGGGAATCGATTTGAAATGCGTTAAATACCTCTCTTGCAAATAGGACACCCCAACTGTATTTTGTGCCTGATGTTGTAGCGCACAGTGCTAACACGCTACATACATATTGATTATTGTAGTACTTTACAGCATTTGCTGCTACAATTCGAGAAGTAAGTATGGTCGAGTCGGTCCAGAAGTTCTGCGGAATCGGCCACTCTGTCCACGTCTCGCCGTTGTCCGATACCAGAATGTGCGCAGATGTCGCGTCCCGGTACGTGCGGAACCAATGTCCGTTTTCGTAGGAGATCGCGTCGCCGCCCGCTCCGACGTTTGTTGATACGGTCTTTTCCGTCCAAATCGCCGGGCTGTCCGGCGTCCGCAGGACGGCGCAAAGGCTTGGATACTGTTCCTGCGATACAGTGCGCCCGTCGCACGGGAGCCATGCGTCGGAGAGGTCGGTGCGGGCGGTGATAGCGATGTCGCCGACTTTGGCCGTACCCTCCGAAAGCTTGCCGAGCGCGTCGTTCACGGTCGGGTCGTCCGGCTTCTTCGAGCCGGGCCAGATCTTCGCGGCAGTGGTATCGGACAGGAGATTCGCCTTGTTGAGAGGCGTTCCCTCGACGGTGGGCGCGTCCTCGCGCTTGAGGTATTCGTAGTGGTTGAGCGTGCCGTCGGCGTTATAGACGCCGTAGCGGATCGCGCCGTTCGATAAAACCTGTGTTGGCTGCCTATCTTTCATGTGAGTAATCCTCCTGCGGCGCACTCCGCCGCGCCGGTGTGGCGAAAAGATTTTGCAACGTTGACGATTAGCTCTTCGCAGAGTTTCAGGATGCGCTCGATGTCATTCGCGCCGGTGTAGGTCAGGCGCGCCAGCTGCGGTGCGTCCGGCGTCCCGGCAGGATACGCAAGCGCGTCGCGGATGTCCTGTATCTGCTGCCGGTACGTCTCTGCCTGCGAGGCCGTTATAATGTCCGTGACGGCCCAATCGGTTTTTGCCGTCCACGTAATGCTCTTCCCGCAGATCGAGCCGAGACGGCCCGCCAGATAGTTCAGGGCCGTTCCTACGCGGTTCAGATCGGAAGCGTTGTACGCGCCCTTCATCCCGGCCATCCATTCCGCCTGCTCGGCTGCGGTCATGGCCGCGAACCCCTTCGCCGCCAGCTCCCGCACCCGCTCCACATCCGCCTGCGTCCGGTCGGTGACGAGCGTAACGATGATAGTCTTGGTGTCCATGGCTATGTACCTTCTTCCGTGATCTTCTTCCACCCGTCCGGGTTAACGGATGGGTTCCAAACGTTGGCGGCGAGCAGGGATTCGTAGAGCTCGTCCTGCCACCAGCCTTTTTCGCCTTTGGAGAATGCAAGGCCGGCGGTGATGGTCTCGGGGATGATGCGGAAGCCCTGCTTGTAGGCGATGTCTTCCCAGAGGGCCGGGGCGGCGTCCGGGGTGTTCTGGGCCGTGTCCCAGAGGTCGGAGGCGGCGCGCTTGATGGTGCCGCCCCAGTTGATGCGCGTGCCGGCTTTGACGAGGCTGCCAGAGCCGGTCAGGCGGGTGAAAAGCTCCGGCGCGAGACTCGCGTCGGCGTCAGTGAGACTGGCGGCGCTTTTGACGATATAGGGGCGCAGCGCCCGCGCCCGCTCGGTGTAGGTGCTCATGTTATTCCGCCTCCCCAAGTAAAATTTTCGCCGCGTTCTCTGCATCTGTGAGTGGCAGTGCCGCACCCATTTCCTCATAGCTGCCCTCCGGCTCCGTACCTTTCAACGTGTAACCGGGGAGATGAAACACCCTATCAGAAAGCACCTGATGTTCAGTTCCTTCTCTATCTGTAATAGTCACAGCCATCTTAGCGCAAAATCCTTCTGCCTGATCTTCCTTGCACGGGACATAACAACCGTTGCCGTGCAGTCGAATGGGCACAATACTGTCCGCATACCCGGCAAATGCGCCGTCCTGTTTTACTGCATACATGGCGTCCCTCCAAATTTCTCTTGATAGATTTTCTCTAATCGCTCTGTGCTTGCTGTTCTCAACCGATTTTTCCAGTAGCCGTTTTCGTGCCCCGGCCACTTGTCATCCGTAAAATCTTCACAGCAGCCGTTTTTTTCATACCATCGATACAGACCATTCAGCATTTTCTGCCGCTCAACACCTTCCGGCGTGTTCGGCCTGAAATGTTCCCATCCGTTTTCGGACGTCGCAGCGCATATCCGCCTGCCGTCTGCTGCAAACAAGAACCCTTCAATTTCCGATACCACAGTTCCGTATCGGAGATTAAATTCTCCATCGATGCCATGTCCACGGAACCGCTTGTACACGATATATTCCATGCTTGTGATCCTCATACGCAAAAGCCGGGCGCGAAGCCGAAGGAAGCGCGCGCGGTGCGGTCTTCGACTGTCCCGTCGGTGTTCACATTCTCGAAACCGTCGGAGTTGCTCGCAAGCGGAGAACGGAGCCACCAACGAGCGGCGGCACTCGTTCCGTTGTGCTTGTACTTTACCTTGCTGTTTCCAGCGGAATAATAGGCGTACTGCGCTTGCTTACTCGCCTCGTTCGAGTTTGCTCTCGAAATGCTCCCGAAAACCTCAAACTCCGAGAGGAGGAAAAAGTAATCCTTTGTCGCCGTGACCGCACTCGCGGATGTGCTATTATTTCCCGTATTGTCCGTGTACTTGGTAACGGACTTTAGGACTGCACGGAGCGCCGCCGGAATGACTGCGATAATCGTTCCGGAATAGCTCGAGAGGCTTGTCCCGCAAATATTTGTACGCATTTGCGAGCTCGCCCATCCGCCGGAGTTCGTTGCACTACTGTTCATAGAGAAATAGCCGGTTGTCGAAACGGGCGAGGTATAGTAACTATCGCAGAAACACACGTCCGTACCGCCGGAGAGCGCGGTCTTTGCAAGTTGGAAATGGATACGGTTTTCCCCTTCTAGGTTCGCGTTATGGTTAAATCCAATAATGAACGCATATGTTGTGTAATTAGATAGTGTAAGATGTCCAACCGTGCCGTTTAGCGTTACAGCCTTTCGGTCACCGACGCTCCAATAGTTCGCGCCCTGTCCCGCGTCGGATATATCTTTTATTGTTTCCCAAGTATTTTTATTCAGTGTCGGATATACAAAATTAAGCGACACCGCGTAACTGTCCGTGATAGTTACGGCTTTTGTGTCAGATGTTTTCCCGTCCAGCGTCGCGGATACGCTCCATGTTCCGGCTTCCGGCACGATAAGCGTGCACGTTCCATTGATCGATGTGCCACTCTCAGACAGGCTTCCTTTTGTCGCGGTAACAGTTGCACCAGATGTCACAGTTACAATGATTTGCAGTTCTGTACCAGTCTGAATGGCCTGAATGGCTGTCACAAATCCGTCCGGGTAGACCAGCGGGTCAGATGTGCTGCCTTTCTCCCGGATAGCTGACGCAACCTTTGTTAGGTCGGTTGTGTTTGTCAAATATTCAGCCATCAGAAGCTCCCTCCATTCGCGTTTGCGATCTCTACCGCCGCCCACGCACCGGAAACAACCCGCAGAAATTTTCCATTATCAGCGGCGGTGACAGACGGCACTTCGCGAACCTTGACAGCTCCTGTTTTCCCGTTCACGCTCGTCACGGGCGCTTCCGTTAGATAATCCGTGCCAGCCGCGGCCACCTCCCACGCCGTCGGCTTCCCTCTGGCGTCCACCGCCTTGACCTTGATCAGGTCCCCGACGGCCGCACCGGAGGCGAGGATCACATCTTGCTTTCCGTTCCACGCGTCTTTGTTGCTGCGCACGTCGGCGATAGCCTCGTCGATCTGCGCGCCGGTAAACTGGCTGTTGTAAGCCATACGATCACTCCTTCATACACAGAAAATCCTCGCCGTCCGCGGTCTTCAGCGCCTGCGACTCTCCCAGCGGGATAAAGCCGTAGTTGTCGTTCCAGCTGCCGTCCGTGCCCTGCGCGAACAACGAAATGCGGTATTCCCCATCACCGGAAAGCAGAAAATCGTCGTAAACCTCAAAGGTGCGCTGCGTGCCCGCCGGGGTCTGGGAGAAGGACGCGATCAAAGCGCCCTTCCCGCGGCCCCAATCCTCGCCGGACTTCGTCGCGCGGCACTCAAAAGCCGTATAGGCGATGTCCGACGAGAATGTGACGGTGATCGAGTCGAATCCCGAGACTGCCGATATCTTGTTTCCGGTGATGGAGAAGGTCAACTCCGGCGCGGCCATTAGGCTGCGCTCCACGTCCCGGCGGCGTTCTTGACGAAGACCTTCACGATCTTCACGCCGTCGCCGGAGGACGCCGCTTCGAGATCCGCGCCCTTGACGGTGACGTTGATGGCGGTGTTCTTCTTGTAGCCGCCCGCCGTGCCGCTGACGTTGGTGGAGCCGCCCGTCGTCGGGATCTGGGTGCCCGCCGTGTGCAGGCTGCTCGTCGCCGGAACGACGCGGACGGTGTATTCCTCGAAGTCTACGTCGCAGACGAAGGAGAAGGCCGCCGCGTCGTAGCCCGTGACCTTGGAGATGCGGCTCTTGTCGGGGCCGGTGATGGTCACGGCGGGGATCGAGGTGTTGAGCGTGATGGAGTCGCTGGCCGCAGTCGATTCGTTGCCGACGTCGTCGCGCACCTTTACATAGATCGTCTTCAGGCCGTCGCCGTCCGGGAGCGTAATGGATTTTGTTGCGGCGAACGTCTCCCACGACGCATCTGCTTCCTTTGCCGCCGCCTTTGTGCCCCAGATCTTCATCTGGTAGCCGGTCGTCGCGGCGTCGGTGACTGAGATCTTCGCGGTGACGGTCGCGCTGGTCGCGTACTGCGCGCCGTCGTTCAGGATCAGCGATAGGCCGGCAGGTGCCAGCGTATCAAGTGTCAGATTGAAAAAACTTGCCATCTGGATTTATCCCCTTTCTTCGCTTGTGAGTTCAATGTACAAAAATCCGCCCGGTCTTTCGTAGATGGTTTTCGTGCCCAGGTGGGCGGATTTGATGCCCATAGAGCCGATGAACAGCTCCAGAATGCGTTTGATTCCAACTGCCAGCATGTCAGCCCTCCACCAGATACAGCGTCCGCGCGTCCTTTTCGTCCAGCGCGTCATAGTCCGATTTTGTCAGCACGCGGATCTCATCGATCTGCGCCGATGCAATGCCTCCGCCGCCGGAGCCGCCGCCAGCACGCACGGAAACGTTAAAGGAAACGTCGATCGGGTCGCGGTTCTTGAGTTCAAATTCAATTCCGCCCATCACAACACCGCCTTTGAAAGCGCGTGCGCAACGTCGATCTGCTTGATCTCCGAGCCAATCACGTCACCGCTCTTGAATTTCACGCGCACCTGCATCTGGCATAGCTTCGGGAGCCGAAAGGTCTCCTGCTGGGTGAGGGGAAACAGAAACTTTCCGTCCTCGTATCCGATCTCTCCCGGATAGCTCTTTTGCAGATAAAGCAGAGAAATCTCCACCTTTTCAACGCTTGCAATGTCCAGCGGCTGCCCTTTATTCTTGATGGTAACACTAAGGTTATACGAATCTCCCTGTACCAAATGCCGCACCTCCGTTCTATGTGCCGATAATCTTGCATTCTGCCGCCGCAATGCCGCTGAGACGGATGTTCATGCTGGTGATCGTTCCGGTGATCTTCGTGCCCCACGGCGTTGTGGTCTGCACGTAATCGCCCGGGGCTTCCTTGTCCACGATAATTTTGACACTGTGCGTCTGACGGCGCATATAGTAGTCAAAGACGTGCTGCGCGACGGCGGCAACGTTGTCGCTGTTGACCAGCGTAGCGTCGCGCACCTCGATGACGTTCGGCTTGGTCTGCGTGGTGGCGTTCGGATTGGTCTTGGACGTGACCGACGTCGTGTGATAGTAGGTCGTACCGCCGACCTCCACGCTCTCTCCGCTTCCGGACGTCGAATAGTTGTGTGCCGTCACGCGGATCTCCGTGACCGCTGCCGCCGTTTCAACGCTGCCGCCCGTGTATGTCCGGTCAAGTGGGATCGTGGCAGGAGAGGCCGCTGTGAGCCTCCGGACGCGCACGCCGCGCGACGCGCTTGTGTCGATGGTCGCGCGCAGGGCAAAGACGATCTGCTGAAGCGCCTCGCGCTTGGTACAGTCCGGGATATAGCCCGTTACTGTCTCGTTCTCCAGCGCCGCGTCAAAATCCAGCGTGAAATGCGTGCCAAGGATCGAGCTTATCAGCTCTTTTGCGTTTTTCTCGCTATAGATTGCCGCCGCAAAAGGCTCATCGTCCAGAATGCCGAGCGCGTCCTGGCAGGATACATCATAGAGCCGTTCGCTCGACCGGGACGAGCTTTTGATGTAAAAGACGCCGATTAGCTTTGCACCGTCGTAGGCGCTGACGGGCTGCTTTTCCTGAAAAATGAAGTCGATGTTGTCCGAATTGTCGAGCGTGAAATCCAGTGTGTTGATCTCCACGTCGTCAGAAATCACGCTGACGCCCTCGGTGACGCTGACGCTGCGCAGGTCCTCCCGCTCGAATTTCCGGACGATGCCGAAGAAGATCTGTCTGAGTTTCGCGTACCGGTACGGCAGGCTCGTCTTTTTCAGCTCGATCACGAGTTTGTTGTATCCGGAGACAGGCTTTGCGCAGAAATACTTCTGGCCGTCCGGCGTGAAGTCCTGCGACGCGACGGTTGTCTCGCCGTTGTACCACGTCATGGTCAGGGCGCTGCAATAGTCGCCGGTGCCACCGTCAAAATAGAGGTAAATGCCGGAGCTTGCGAACGTGCCGTCCAGCGTGATGGTCAGCGTCGGGTTTGCGTCGAAGGTGCAGTCTGCTTTGCTCGGCTCGGTAGACCAGAAGGCCGCCCGCTCGGTCGTGAGGATCGGGCGGGAGCCGTCCAGCATCCACTGGTTCAGCTCGTTTGTTGCGACGATCACCGACTCTGTGCCATACGGCAGTTCCGGAAGGTCGGAGAAGGGCTGCGCAGCGGTGCTTGCAATGCTTGCCGCCGCTGCTGCGCCTACCGCTACGTCCTCATAGATCACGCGTACACTCATACCGGCGTCCTCTTGGGCTTCATGGCGACAAAATTGATCGTCAGATTGCCCCAATCATTGCGCCCGTCGTAGCTCCCGGCAAGCTCGTCGTCGCCGTTTGCCACGTAAGCGTCAAAGGTCACGGTTCCCTGCGCGTATGGGACGGTCAGGACGTGGCTGTTGACGGGCGCGGAAATGCTCTCATAAAAATCGTCGTATTCCTCCGGATCTGAGGATACAGGGTCGATTTCCAACCTGTAATTGTAATACGTTCCGATGATATCGCGGGTCATCGCGCCGGTCATAACGCGCCCAGCGTTGTCGCCGTCGAGGACGGAGAACGACCGCTTGCAGCTCACGACGTGAAGATTGTAATACGCCTTGCCGTCAAGGCTCAGTGCGCTTCTCATGTCTTCACCCCCGCAAGCTTCACGCCGACGCGCTGCGTCTCTTCGTTGTTCAGCTGATAGATCGTGCGGCCAAGCTCACGCCGGTCAAGCTGGAAGATAACCGTCATCTGTCTGCTTCCCGCTACGCCGGTCTCGGTCATGGCCTGTTTGAATGCCTGCACCATCGTGGAAAGCGGCGTCTCGATGTTCGTCCCGCTCTTCTGGTCTCCGAGTACGGCTAGGAATTCACGATTCGGGGGAATGACGGCGCCCTGCGCGAGACGAGGGAGGGAGACGTAATCCACCGGCGGGATGTTGACGCCAAAAGACTGTCCGCCGATGATCGGTACCCAGCTGGGAATATCGACATGGATCCTATTAAGGCAGGAAATCAGCCAGTTCACGCCGTCAATGATGCCGTTGATCGCGCCCTCAAATACGCCGATAAAGCCATTCAGCGCATTTTTCGCGAGATTCCCCCACCACTCAGCCGTAAATACCGGTGCAATATTTTTCTCCCAGAATTTCTTAATATTTTCCCAGCATTCTTTGACTTTTTGGGTGATGTAATTCCAATTTGGGGCAATTGCTGCCGCCAAACTTACGCCGCCAGCCGCGATCATACCGAGGCCAAGCGGGATCCCGGCTCCCGTAAACAGCAGGACAACGCCGAGTACCAGCAGAGCCGCGCCAACCATCGCCGTGACTGCTCCGAGTGGCCCCTGTAATTTTGTCTGTATAGTATTCCAGTTTGCCGCAATCGTTGTGGCCAGCCCAGCAGCTCCAGCGACCATCAGACCGATGCCAATGGGTAGGTTTGCACCGCTGAATGTGAGGACTGCGCCAAGTGCCAAAAGAGCACCGCTGACGATTGCGGTGACTTTTCCGACAGGCCCCCGCAGTTTATCCATGATCGTGCCCCAATTTACGGCGGCTGTTGCAGCCAATCCTGCAGCGCCAGCCACCATCAAGCCGATACCGAGCGGGATGTTCGCGCCGCTGAATGCCAGGATCGCGCCGACGGCAAGAAGCGCGCCGCTTACGACCGCAGTTACTGCACCGATTGGCCCCTTTAAGGCTTTCGAAATCGTGCCCCAGTTGATTGCAATAACAGCTGCCAATCCGACGGCTCCAGCGACCATCAGACCGATGCCAAGTGGGATATTTGCCCCGGAGAATGTCAGGATAGCACCAATGGCGAGCAGGGCCGTACTGAGCAGCGCTGTAATTACGCCGATTGGCCCTTGCAAGGCCTCAACGATTGCATTCCAGTTTGCTGCTACCGTCGCGGCCATCCCAACCGCACCAGCGAGCATAAGCCCGATGCCGAGTGGAATGCTTGCGCCCGAGAAAACTAGAATCGCGCCGATTACAAGCAGCGCACCGCTGATGATCGCGGTTATAAGGCCGACTTGCCCCTGCAATACCTCCACGATCTCGCCCCAATGGTTGCTTACTGCATCCCAGATCGCCAGCGCGCCGATCGCCATCAGCGCAATGCCAAGCGGGATATTTGCGCCACTGAACGTCAAGATCGCGCCCAGTGCAAGCAGGGCCGCTCCGACGAAAAGCTCTGTGATAGATGTCAGCTGATCTCTGATCATGGCGCTGAAATCAGGCGCAATGCTGCCGTCTCCGATTCCACCGCCTGCACTTGCCCCGCCGCCGCTGCTATCCGAGTTACTGGAAAGCTGATTGATCTCGTCGAAATTGGCAAGAGACTTTCCGGCTTTCTTCGCCGCGTCTCCGACCCCTGCAATGGCTTCGGATTCATCATCATATGCCGCTGCGGCGTCAGCCGCAGACTGTGCGTATGACGTTCCGAAAATCTTAGAGACAAGTGTTGCAATCGCGGTTACGATGCGAGTCAATACATTTACAAACAGCACAAATGCTGGGATAACGACTTTAAGCAAAGGCTGTGCCAGTGTGAGCAGAGCGCCTTTCAGTCTCGCGACTGCCGCCCGGGCCGCCTCATTCTGCATGATCGTCTGGCTAAGCCAGCTGCGCAGCTGCGAAAGGCCGCGGGACAGGACGGTAAAGACCAGCGCGCTCCTCAGTACCCCGCTTAATCTTCTTCCGAATTTGTTCATGCTTTTTTCGACGCTTGCCGATACTTCCGCCATTTTAGCCGAAGCTCCGCTGGCATTTGTGATCTGCTGCACCAGCTCACCGGCTTTGGTCTTTGCAGCGTCAAGCGCATCGGTCTGGGTTATCACCTTGTCGGTGATCTTTGCATATTGACTCCCGAGCTTTTCCGCCGTTTTGTTTTGCTGCACAAGCAGCTGTTCCTGCTCTTTGATTTGTGCAGCAACCTCCGCCTGTCGAGAATAAGCGTCTATGTACTCCGCTGGATTAGCCGAAGCGTTTCCGGATGTGATGCCCTTTAGGCGGTCAGCCTCCGAGCGGAGCGATTTCAGCGCGTCTTCCGTCTGCTTTGCGGACTGAAGCGCAGCGTCCAGCTCCTTTTTAAGCCCGCTCTGCGTTCCGGTATCCTCGTTTAGCTTGGCTTCCATCTTGTCGATTTTCGCGGACAGCGTATCAAGCTCCTTCTGCGCCTTTTTTGCGTCCGCGTCGACGGTGACCACAATTTTCCCATCTGCCATATTTTCACCACCTTTTCGGTCGATTTTTGTTATTATTTGTGTTATCTTCCAAGTAAGGAGGGAAGAAATATGAGTGATTGCATTATCCAAATCAGCCGGGACAATTCTTTTTACGGTTCTGGCCTGACCGTCGGCGTTGCATTGGATGGCTGTGATGTCGGCACGCTGAAAAACGGTGAAGAACTTCGAGCCGTGGCCGCTCCGGGCCAGCACGAACTTTCTTTTTACCGGTATCGCCGTCTGGATAAAACCATATCCTTTACCATTGCCGAAGGGCAACAGAATGCGTTTTTTACCATCAAGATTAACGCCTCGAACCGCGTTGACGTTGTTGGCGGGCTAAAAACCAAAAAGCAGGCGAAACGCCCCAGCGGCTGCCTGACGGCTTTAATCGTATTCCTCTGTCTTTTCGTCTTTATTGGCGCGGCCTTTGCTTCCTGCGGATCGTCCTCCAAGCCGGAAAAGGTCGGAACCTCAGTTTCTTCTTCGCAGCAGCCGCCGCAGCAATCCGATTCCGGGCCTGAAACATTTGGCGTTGGGGACCAGGTCGTTCTAGACGGCGTGGCGGTCACGTTGCTCAGTGTTACCGAGAATTCCGGCCAAAATTACGTCTCGCCGGATGATGGAAAGGTCTTTGTTCTGTGCGAATTCGAGATCGAAAACAATTCATCCCGCGATATTGCGTCCAGCACCATGCTTTCATTCGAAAGCTACATTGATGGCTATACAACCAGCCTCAGCCTCACCGCGATGATGAGTTCCGACGAGCCGCAGCTTGACGGCACGATTGCCGCCGGGAAGAAAATGAAAGGTGTCGTCGGATATGAAGCGCCGCAGGATTGGAGTGAGATCGAGATTCGATTCTCTCCAAGCTTCTGGGGTAGCGAAATCGTTTTCGAGTATAAAAAATAAGTTTTTCCTGCTGCCGCCCCTTAACCGGGGCGGCTGTTTTTTGTCCCGACTCCCCATACGGCAAGCAGGTCGGCTTCGGCCTCCGAGTATGTTGTCTTCAGATCGACGATATCCCGGTTGCGCCGGTAGAAATCCCTCTCCTGTTTGTCGAGGCTCTTCCCTCTGGCCTTTTTATCGCGGATAGAAACCACCTGTGCATACAGGCAATCTCCGATTTCTTGATAGTACGATAGAAACGAATACCAATGCAGGTATTCCAGCGCCCTGACCTCGCAGCCCGCGATTCGGTTGATAGGCGCAATATAGAGATCAAAGTCCTGCGCCCATGACATGATCTCTGGCTGCTTTCTCTTCTCTCGATTCTCCTGCCCGTGGTCGATGAAGCGGAAGCACTGGTTCAGGGCTTCCTGATAGTCGCTGACGGGCATTTCTTCGAAGTCGGGATAGAAGATGGTCAGCGCCGCTTCCGCCTTATCCCGCTCGTCCAGTTCCCTGTCTGTCAGGGCTACGAGGATATCGAGGATTGCGCGGTAATCAGATTGGATCGCGTATTCTGTTCCGTCGACCTCAACAGAGGTCGGCAGGGAATAGATCACTTTCCCCATCTATCAATATATTTCGCGAACAGGAGGCCTGCGCGTTTTCCATCTATCTGTATATTTCGCAATCCTCGGGTTGGTCTTCTTCTGCTCTGCCGCGAAGCTCGTGTCGATCTGATCGATCACGGCCAGCATGAGGTTGCACCATACTGGCAGGCCGTCGGCCAGCGCGTAGACGTTCATAGTGCCGAACAGGTCTGCGCAGACAGGCTTGGCAAACAGGCCGTCGATCATGTCCCGCATTTCCGCGTCGCGGCGGCGGGCAATGGCGAAAATCTCCTTCTTGTCCGCGCAGTGGTCGACTTCGGCCTTATACGCCTCCTGCTTCCTGTCCAGCTCGTCAAAGGTGTTGAAGATCTGTTCGACAAATGCGCTGTCGGTCGGGTTGAAGGAGACTTCCGCCGCGTCGTTCAGCTTGAACGATACGATACCGGTTTCAAATTTGATTTCAGGCATTTATGCAGCCTCCTTATGCCGCGTCCGGCGTAAACGTGATGGTTCCATCCGAACCGCGCGCTGCGGTTCCTGTTGTCCTGTTTCCGCCGTATGTCACTTCAATGTCCGAAGCAAGAACGCCGCCGCCCTCGCCTCCGTCTGTCGTGACGAGCACCGCGCAGGCGTCATACTGCTCTGCAAACGACTTCCCTTCGGAGTCCTGCAGGTATGTGTGGATGATCAGGCATTTCTGATTTACCAGAGCAGCATGGTCCTTCTCCACGACTGCAAGATTGAGCAGATGGTTCATCACGTCGTCACCGCCTACAATCTCACTGCCGGAAAAGCTCTGTGTCATTTCTGGTGTCTGTGCGTTCGTGTACACGTGCCCCAGAATGTCCTTCTTTGTTTCCTGCCCCCAATCGTAGTTGATGGAGCTCTCCGCCACCTTGACGCCCATCGCCGACCACTTCGATGTGGTGCTGTCGCTGGTGTCCAGAGCGGTAATCAGCATTTCACGGACTGCGCTCTCGCCGTTTTTTGCCGCGATTGTGTATTTATTTGCCATAGTTAAATCACCTCATATGTCAGTTTCATTAAAATCTGGTGGTCTTCCGTGCCGTCCTCGTACCGGGCGTACAGGGCCGCGCGGCTGACTGCTTCCATGCGGCGGACGCGCATGCCGTCGCCCAGATCCGGCGGGTTCTGCATTGCCCAATCCCCGAACCGGTTCAGCATGGCGTCGCATTTCAGGCGCTTGTCGTTGCTGCTGCCGGGGATGATGCGGGCGATGATCTTGAATTGGTATTCCGCCTCGTGTCCGCCGAGGATGAATTTTCGTGTGATATACGCGCCCTGAATAGTGGACAGCGCCATACTTGCAGAATCCGCAGCGAGAAATTCATAGTTGATCGTTGCGGCCGGCATGTCGTCGTCCGAGAAGGAATTCGCCCAGATCATCATCTTCCGGGAGATATCCTGCTCTTCCTCCGCAGATACCAGCCTTTTCTGCTTTTTAGAGTCCATTCTTCACCGCCTTGTCCGCTACGCGGAGCCATTTATCAAGATTTTCGGCCTTTGACGCCTCGAACCAGTGCGATTGCGCCTGATTGTGTCCTGACGTGTTGAACACAAGATTTTTGTCGGTCAGTACCTTTGTCCCGCCTTTCGGCGCGTAGGTGCTTCCGGTCTCCGGGTCTACCATGACTTTCCCGTAGTACAGGAACCTTGCGTATGGGCCGGGATAGATGATCGCATTCCCTTCCACCTGTGTTCTGCGGTCGAGGGAACCGGTCAAGAATGGCACATACGGGGCTGTGTCCTTTCTTGCCTGAAGCGCGACAATATGCTCCGCTTTGGTACACGCCTGCGCGATTGCCTCATGCAATTCATCAAAGCCGTCTGCCTTTACGCTGAATTTCAGCATATTAGGCCCCTCCGACTTCGAAGTGTCTCATGTCCTGGCTTCCGAAGTCCTTCATATCGACCTTTGTGACCTTGTAAACGTCGTCATAGAGCATTTCAAGCGCCTGCTCGGTCTTGTCCGGCTCCACGACTTCACCCTTGATAAAGAATGTCGTTCCGCCGTTGCCGTCCGTGGAGAGCGTCCAGATTCCGCTTTTATCAGTTGCACGCCAGAATTCTTGCGGGCCGACGTAGCGCTTTTCTGCGCCCGTCACGCCGTCTACAGCAACCGTAGAGAACGGAATGTACAGATTCACCGCATCCGCGCCCTCAAGCCCGCTCTGGCGGACGTTGGCCGCCTTGGAGGCTTCCAGCAGAACGCCGCGCAGGACGGTGATGTAGGTTTTCTCCACGTCCTTGAATGTCGCCGGGTCTGTCTCCTGCGAGACGTTGTAGATGGTTACGGTGTGGGGGAACATGGACACGGCCCATACCCCCTTGCTTTGAGTAATCCGGTCGGCCCGAGGTACGCCAGCACGATCTCACGGCGGCGCGTCTCTGTCCGCTGTATATCTGCCTGGGACAGATTTCGTGAACCAAAGCTTCGCGACCAGCCGCCGACCGTCTCGCTTGATACGGGCCTGTCGGTCGTGTAGACGAGGCTGTCCAGCTTCCCAGCGTCCTGCTCCAGCTCGGCCAGCGCACAGACGCAGTTCTGGACGGCTTCGAGCTTGTCCCCGGCGGCGGAGCGCGCGCGGCTCATGGTGATGTAGTCGACGTAAGCCGATGCCTTGCGGGCGAGGCCGCAAAATTGCTCTTCATCCATCGCCGTCCCGCGGTACACAGTCGCGTAATACTCATAATCAGCGTAGATCATGCTGCGCCCTCCTTCCGGTCAGCCTCCGCGCCCGTCATGCAGGCGCGGAGGCTTGAATTTACTTGCTTACGTCCGCGCCGATGAACAGGCCGTAAGGATCGGGCACGACCGGGATAAACAGGCCGCTCGCCTTCGTCCAGGTGGTCTTCGGGTCAGGCGTTTCCCACTGGGTGATCGTGATATACTGCTGCGCGCTCTTGTCGGTGTACGGGCCATAGCCCTTTTCTTCCGGCGTCACGCCCCACAGGCCAACGCCGAAGGAATTGGCCGTGCCGTTGGACAGGAACGCAACCTTGTCCTCCGGGAAGAATCGATGCGTCTTTTCCGCGCCGTTTGCGGCCTGCGCCTTATAGCGCTGGTCGTTGGTCGTGATCTGGCCGAAGCCGAACAGCTCGGTAAAGAGGCTGCGCAGCTTCTCGGTTGTGACGTATGTACCAGCGCCGACCGTACCGTATACGAGGGTCTGAATGCCCTTGTTGGACGCGAGTTTGCGCAGGATCTTCGTACCGACGACCATTTCGCTCAGGGCGTGGCCGGAGGCCGCCGCCTGATCCGCGATGGCCTGAAGCTGGCCGACGATATCAGCATCTGCGCCGAAGTCGATCTTGAAGCCGGTGTTTGCGGACGGAACGCCGTAATCGACGGTCATGTTGAGATTGTTTTCCTTGATGGTCATCTTGCCGGTCGCGATGACTTCCATCTTTGCAACTTCGGTTCTGACCTTGACCGCATCGGCCATCAGGCGCATATCGTCGAAGACATAGCTCACGATTGCGTTGTCGGCATATACGCCGTTTTCGTTGAGCAGCTGCACCCGCTCGGACTGGTTGATCTTGCGCTTGATAAACAGCTTCTCAACCTCTGTCTTTTCGAGCGCGGGGCGCGTGGCGATCTCGGCCTCGGTGTCAAAGGCGTGGACGGTCGCCATCGTGGGGATCTGTGCGCCGTTTGCGAGGCGCAGGTACTCGGCTTTCAGGCTTTCGGTCTTCTGGTCCGGGAACAGCCGGTCGCCGAGGTACGCCGGGCGTGCGACGGAAATGTTCTGCGAGAAATCCAGACGGTCAGCGTCGGAAATCAGTTCAAGGATGTCAGGCATGGTGTTTTTCCTCCTTCTTTAGGCCGTAGTCCACACGGGGTACAGGGTCACATTGCCGGTCATTTCGACCTTGGAAACAGCTTCGCCGCCCTTAGACGTGCTCCAGCCGGTCTGGGTGTTGCCGCTCTTGGTCAGCGGGTATTCGGTCGAGACGTCGGCATAGGAGCCCTCTGTGTAGACGTTCTCGTCGACGGGCGGCGTGCCGCTGCCGTCGTTTTTGTCGTAGGTCACGGTATAGCCGCGCGTGATCTCCGGCGCGTCAACAAACGTGAATCCCTTGCCGGACAGCGCGGTCTTGGCTGCGGATGCAAGCGACAGGCGGTCTGCCAGCACACGGCCCGCGACCATCACGGAGCCGGGCATATTGCCGTCCGTCACGTCGATGTCCTCAAATACGAGGCCGACGGCGTTCGAATTGTCGGACGGGAACGGCGTACCGGCCTTTACGATCTTGTACTTGCCGTCCTGCACGCCCATCGACGCGGGGATTTCACGGGTTTTCAGGACGAGGCCGACTTCGCTTTCGAGGAAATTCGGCCTGACTTCTGCTTTTGTGTTTACAACGATAGACATTTTTCAAATCACTCCTTGTTTGGTGTCTGCGCAAACTGCGCGTTGAACTGCTGCGCGTACATTGCGCCCTTGCTCTTTGCCGCCGGTGCGCCGCCCTGGCCGACGGGCTTGACAAATGTGGGCGCAGGCTTGCCGGACTGGAACGCGGTCGGGTCTGCTTCGAGCTGGGCCTTGTGCCACTCGTCGAAGCCGGTCAGCTCGCCGTCTTTCAGTTCAAGGTGCTTCTCCTTGAGGTCTGCAAGGTAGGCTTTCTCTGCGGCTTTGGAAGAGAACTTGACGCCCTTGGCCGTGATCGCGCGGGTCATGGCGTCGGCGTAGTCGCGGCTTGCGAGCTGCGCCTTGTAATCCTCGGTTTCCTTGGTGTACCGGCCCTGAAGGTCTTCGAGCTGCTTGCGGAAATTCTCAGCGTCTCCGCTGGACTTCCGCAGGTCTTCGATATCCTTGTCGCGGTCGGTCAGCTGCTGCCGGGCGGCATTCAGGTCTTCTCTGGCCTGATCCGCTTTCTGCTTCTCCCGTCCAATGTCCCGGCTGTTCTCGTCAAGGATCTTGTCGACGGTATCCTTATCAAGCCCCAGCCCTTCCAAAAAATCTCGCTTCATAGGTTCTCCTTCACAGCTTCGCTTTGTTCTCGCGGGTCGCGTCCGCTGCTGCCCCGTAGTTTAGCGACTTCGGGCCGGTCAAGATTTGATAAAACAAAAAGAGCCAACTACTAAGAAAACCTCAGTGGTTGGCTCATCGTGCCATTCCGCGCGCTCGATTGCGCTGCGGTATCTGTATTATTTTTTCAGCTCTTCCGCCTTGATGATCTGCGCCTTGACTGTCCCATCCTTCATGCGTTTCAGTTGGACGCGGAATCCGGCGGCAAGCGCCCGCTCGATGGCGGCTTTCAGTTTTTCGTCGATCATACGGCGTTCCTCACGGGATCAGGTCTACAATGCCCTTCGCGGCATTATAGATCCGCTTCATGATCGCGTTCTCCTGCAAGTATTCAAGCCCCTGCAGCGTGATCTGAATCCGGCGCTCATTCCTCAGGTGCATTTCGCCCGTGACGTCGGTATAAAGCTCCGCGCCCTTGATAAGCCCCGCGTCCTGAAGCATTTCCAGATACCTGTAGAGACGTTCTCCGGACACCTGCATGGAGTCCAGGCCGAAGCTCTCCACGCTGAACGCCGGAAGATCCATCGCGCGTTCCAGCGCAGACAGCATTTTATAAATCGCTTTGAAGTTGTCCATTTGAATTTCCCCCCTTGCATTTTTTGTGAGAGTGTGGTATAGAATAGATAAGAGCCGGTCGCTGTCCACGACCCCTTCCCAGAAGGGCGAGATGGTGTGTCGGCTTCTTTTTTTATTTTCTTTTTACGATTCTCTGCACTTTTCCATTTCGGATTTCAATGATCTCATCAACCCACTCAGTATCCTTTCTGGCAAATATTTTTTCAATTTGCGCATCTATTGTTTTTTCGTCAAGCGTGGTCTTGGTGACATCCAGAATAAACCGCTGCCCCTGCTTGGCTGCCTTTTTCACACGATTGAAAATCGTATTTCCCCCGGCTTTTTCTCCGAGCGTTTTCAGGTCATACGCTTCCCCTCGGAAAATATAGTCCGGTGTGGACACCCCCTGCGGATTATTGACACGCGGAACTAGCCCAATTTCGCCGCCGAATTCCTTTTCAAGGAGTCCGGCAATTTCTTTTTCGTGCTCTGTGTGGTCAAGCACGACATTATGCCCGTCGACCTTGTATGTAACGCCGTTTGCAGTATACTCCTGCAAGTCCTGTACAGTGTGGCTGTTCGGAGTGGCCTCCGCGCGCCACTTTTCCGTTACGTCGGTGTATCTCGGCTGAAAGCCGGCGCTTTCTGCTGGTTCTGTGTTGGTCGGAGGTTCCACCCGCTCAACCGTTTTCGCTTTGCTGGCCGCAGCCTCGGATTTTGCGTCTGTATACAGAACCCTTGTCCGCTCCGGCTGCTCTGGCAGTCCTGCTGCCTTGCTGAAATCATGGTATTTCGTGTTCAGGCGGCGCAGCTTGGCTGCTGCGGCGGTCTCCTTGTCCTTTTGTCCGGATGCTTTATAGGCGTTTTTCAAACGCTTCTGTTTGCGAATCGACCGTTCGAGCCGTCTTTGCATTTGGGTCGCTTCGTATGCGGTATATTTCTTCCCGTCAAACTCGCAGCCGAGACCATCATCAATGTGTTCCAGCTGCTCCTCGGAATAGGTTGGCTCCATGACGCCCGGGATATAGGCGTGCTTATAGTGTCGGCAATTTGCGCCGGTCAAGCCGTCTACATAGCCGTAGCCGGTCGTCTCCACGAGATCCTTGTACTGTCCAAGCGGGTCAGTCTCCCCGTTCTCGCTTTTGTAATAAATGCGCCCCTGCCAATCCTTGTGGCTCGACCACGGGGACGGGCCGGGCTTGTCTCGTGCGCCGGAGTGGGCTGTGATCTCAAAATACCGGGTATCCAGATATTCCGACGACTGGTCGGAATACTTGTCGCAGATTTGCGCCACGCCCGTCATAACGGCCCGGCGGGCGGCCACGTCGATTTGATCTGTGTGTCCGCTCTCATAGTCTACGACTTTGATTCCGCTTTCTGCCAGCTGCTTGACGGCGTTGGCAATCGCCTGATTATAGCTGATCGCCCCGCTCTGAATTTGCAGCGTTGACGAATTTAGGGCCCACTGATATGCTTGCGCAGGCGGAAGCATTCTCTGGCCATTGTCCACTAAAAACCCCAAAGATTGCGTCAGATTTCGGAATTCTCCGAGCGTCTGCCTGCGGATCGCGTCGATATCGGAGGCGTCTACCAGCCGGTCAGGCTTCGTCACATCGGCCAGCGTAATAAGGTCGTTGTAATATCGCCGGTTGCGCTCCACAACATCGTCGAGCAGCTTGTTCAGTTTTTCTTCGCTGACGTCCGCTGTCTTCTGGATGGCCCTTTTGATCTTCTTGAGATCAATGCCGTGCGACCGCAGCGCCCGGATATCCTGCACCGTGACCTCGTTCAGCTGATCCGCAATTTTAAGCCGGGAACAAACCTCATCCAGCAGCGTATCTTCCAGCGTCCGGAACAGCTCTGCAAGCTCTTCCGGGATGGCGTCTAATAGTTCTGGGCTAAAAAGGGTACTTCATCCGCTCACCGCCCTTCTCCGTTTCACAATATCGTCGTAATGCGGCTTTACCCGTATCACGTTCCAGTCGCATTCTTCCGGCACTCTGCCGTAGAAGATCACCCATTCCGGGGATAGCCGTTTCATCATTTCTTCGTAGCCGCGCAGGAACAGGCGCTTGCTTTCAGCGTTTGCCTGCGTTCCCACCGAGGAAACCGCCACAACACCGCCGACAGGTTCACCGTCAAAGCACCAGTCATAACTATTCTCATCGCTCCATGAGATTGTCGGATAAACCGTCATGCCGTGAAGCTGCCAGTATGCTGCCAGCCAGTGCTTGCGGTAATGGTTGTATATCTGCATCGCAAGCGGCATATCTGTGTAGGTGGAGAAGTCAGGCGCGCACACCGCTGCAAACTGCAGCAGCTTAGGAATGTACTTGTCCGGTGTGTTCCAGTGGCGGATAAACTGATAATCGTCCACGAAGAAATGCACGATCTTTCTTACAGGTTCTTTCTCCGCATAGTGATAATTCACCGGGATAAATTCGCCGTGCGGATATATCTTAATTGGCTCTATCTGAGGAATTCCGTACTTCCCGACACCGGGAAATGCAAATTTATCGAGATTCTCAAAATTAATCATTTCTTCCCGTGGACAGCTATATTAAATGCTTTTTTCTGCCACTCTGGAGCTTCCTTTTTCATCGCCCCGCCCTTGCTTGCAATCTTCCTGTAACGATCATACACAACTCGCGCATAGAACGCTTTTTGTTTCTTTCCCTCTTTGCTATCTGCCTTTATGCCCATTTTGTACCCATCCAGCAGCTGCTGGTAAAAGCTATCCGGCATGATTTTGGCTATCTCGTATATTCGTGGGTTTATATCTATTTCGATTGTTTTATTTTGGGAATCATAAGAATAATATACCTTGTGCGATTCTTTCTCGTATACATCCTTGTATTCCGAATACGGCACCCTAATTCTTTGCTCCGTAGGGATAATTGCGCTGGAGTTTGCAGTCCCGCCGCCTCCACCGGCTCTTCCTCCTCCCACCGCGCCAGTTCCGCCTCTACCGCCCATTACTCTACCTCCTGTTGCTGTTCAGTTACCATGTCCTGCGCCCGCGGAAGCATTGCCTTTGCAGTCGCTTCGTCCTCGCCGTACCACTTTGCGCGGTATTCCCAGTGGTTCAGAATTCCATCAGCGAGGTCAAGCCGGTCGTTTGCCCGCTCTTGTTCCTTCTTCTCAGCGTCGTCAAGGACGGAATCGCCCCAACTGTAATCGGCGTTGTACGTCCCGGCAGGCGCGAGGTTATAGAGTGTTGCGTATGTATCGAGCGCATAGAGCAGGCTGTCAAACGTGTGTTCAAGCGCCGTCTGGATACTGTCAATTAGCACATATTTGCGCTGCTTGCTGTTGCGGATCTCCGTCGCGGTCTTCTCGACGGTCTGCGGATCGGAGATATCGCCATAGGCCAGCCCGACGTTGAACTCGATGCGGCGGAGCGTATTCTGGAACCCTCGGTAGATTGCTTCGTCGCGGATCTGCGGCTCGATGTACTGAAAGAATTCGCCGCTAGGGGAGAACGGTCCCAGTTCAAACATACGCTTGTTGAACATATCCGCAGTCGAACTCGTGCCATCCATCAGGACTTTGCGCTCGCTGGAGCGATATTCCCAGCGCAGGCGCTCCCACTGCTCATCGGCCTGCTTGATCAGCTGCACAGTAGCCGCGTCTCCGTAGACGGACATTCCGCAGGGGCTGTTTGCGTCCGTTGTGTTGGCCGCAGGCGGGCGGAAGTACGCGAAGAGCGGCCCGCTCATATTCTGGATCGTGATTTCCGGCTGAATGTCCGCCCATTCCGGGACGGCATTCAGGGGTGCTTCCGCGCCGACCGTGCCGGAGGCGTCGCTGTAATATGCTTTATTGCGGATCGTATAGGTCGTGCCGTCCAGCTCGTGCGATTCGAGGCGGATATAATACTTCCCGCCCACTTTCGCGGGCTTGTCCCGGAAGACGCCTCCGATGCAGCGCCCGGCAGGATCAAATTTCGTCGGCTGGAACGCCGCCGCGCCGGTCACGTCGACCAGCAGCTGCTCACCGTAGATATACGGCTTAAATGCCACGCCGCCGAGCGCAAGCCCCAGTTCTAAGGCGCTGTGAAAATTCTCTTCCGCCCGCTCAAAGCAGTCTTTCAGATAATCCGCACGGGCGCTGCCGGTGATGTTAGCCGTCAGCTCGGCCAGCGTCGGTCGCGCGATCTCCCGGCAGATCGCCGCCGGAAGCCCGACAGCAATGACATCGCACGTCTGCCAGGGTGGATTTCCAATAAACATCGCGTACCAGAGGCTTATATTCTGCTCCATCTTCGGGCTGACTGCCGGAGATACGCCGAATTCCCGCTCGGCAACCGCCTGCGGGAAAAGCATATTCCGGAACCACCCTCGAATGTTTGTCAAAAGGCTCATTTCTTGATTTCTCTCCTCAAAACGGTCATACAGAAATAGCGAATCGCGTCCATGCAATGGTCGTTTTCTTTTATCACGCAGTCTTCTCCTTCGTCCTTGTCCCAGCTATAAAGGCCAAATTCTCGAAACGCATTTTTGCAGCTCTCGTGAAATTTGATGATTCCGCTTTTGATGCAGGCCCCCGTGAATCGAATGCCGTCCAGCACGGCGTTGTTTGCTTTCCATACAGAAAACTTTCCGTGCCGCCGGATGCACTCGGCAAAGGACGCTGCCGATGGGTCGAGCACGACACGCTCAATGCGGTATCCGTCCGCGAATGCCTCTAAGTCCTGATAATATTCCTCATCGGTCTTCTGCCGCCCGCTCTCGCGTCCGCTGTGGTAATATTCCTTCTCCATGACGGCCCTGCCGCCATATTCCCGCCACAATGTAAAGACGGTAGGGTTCTGTGTGCCGTAGTCCGATGAGATCCAGTACCGCCCCGGCCCGCCCCGCTCACTTGCGACGTTGCGTTCGCGGTCGAACATCGGGTATACGAGGCCTTCGGCTATACACCGTGCGCCAAGGATATCTCTCCTGTACCAGATACTGTTTACGTCATACTGGCTTTCAATCTCCGCAAGCCGCGCATCCGTAATTGTTGCGTTGTCGCGGATGGTGAAATGCTGGTAGTTGTACTGCCCGCCGAGCCGTTCCGGGAATCTATCGATGTAGTTTTGATAGATCCAGTGCCCAGGCGAGGACGGGTTTAAATCCCAGAACACACGGCGCAGCCTTGCGGCAAGCTGCCGGTTAAATGCCTCTTTGATCGTGTCCTCGTGGTGCAGGTTGATTTCTGTCGCAATCCACATTCCGTATGAATTGCCGCGAATTTTCTTGAAACTGTCCGCTTTTGCCCCGCCCGCGAAGATCACCACATAGTCGCGCCTGTGAGATTTTATCACAAGCGCCTCGTTGCCTTTGTACTTCGTCCAGCGGCAGCGTCCGCGGAAAATATACTCGAGTCCGAATCCATTCGCGTCTCCGATGTTCAACTTCGCGTTGGCCGCCGTGGAGCCTGTCGCAAGGTGTATTCTGTCCGGCGTGCCCTTTTCTATCAGCGCAGCAAAGGCAGCTATGTTGTCGATGGTCTTGCCCGCTCGAACGGCTCCCTCTGCGACCGAGATCGTGCAGCGCATTGCGCGCTGTATGTACGCCTTGTGTTTTTCCCCAAACACGGGGTTGATGGTCCTGGTTTTCATTCAATCCCCGCTTCTTTGAGATAAGCGTCCGTATCCTCCGCGTCAATGGATTCTTCCGGCTTGTCTGTCTGGCCGAGGTACTGCTTCCCAAGCCAGATTGCCATTGTCGCATTGTTTTCAGCAAGCCGCCACTGGCTCCGGCGCAGTGAAATTTTCCCCGCTCCTCGCTTTTGCTTAAATACCTCGGAAAAACTGGCATGATAGGTGCGTTTACACCAACTATCCAGTGTTTTATCAGTCACACCAAACCAACCGCAGATTTCCTCAAGCGTGCATTGCAG